CGGGGGTGAGAATTCCCAATTCAATTAAGCGAGTATAAACCCTAGAATACTGTAGGCTATCCCTAAGATCAATGTCGTCAAAATGAGGAGTAGGGTAATTTTTGAATCCTAAGCTTCGACACATTCTCTTAACCTCTGGAAATAAAAATTCATTAATAAAAGTTTCGCGAGCCTGCTTTAGCCTCTCAATAAATACTTTTACTTTAATGCTTTGGTTCGAAAACCTTTCGTCTTCTCCGATTAGAATATTATTTAAACCCGTGCGAATATCTTTGTCTAAAACTGCGTATTTTGCCGGGTCAAGCAATGAACCAATCGAAGGAACAACAAATTCTGCTTTGGTTGTATAATCAGCGATTAAAACTCTACCAACAGATTCGTTGGTGAATAATTTTTGCATTGCTGTTAAGTTCTTTTGATTGATCCCTCCTCTGTCTGGATCTGTTCCCATGGTCACCAAGAGAATTGCTTGTTGCATAGTTCTTGAAATAGCCATATCAATTTTTTTCATTTCTGATTTAGCATTAATATCTTCAAGAACTGGATAACCCATTGGAACGGCAAATGGTTCATAATCTTGCCTTTTGTAAAACACTGCCGCAATTTTTTCTTGATCCAAGGGAATCATTACTCCTTTTGCGCTTTGACCTGTGAGAGACTTAACTACATCGCTAGGTAAAGAATCTAGGAATTCTTTATCTTCTTCTGTTTGGGGCTTTTTAAGTCTTTGAATTTCATACGGGCTAAGAACTTTATAATAATTACCGCTGTCAGCAAAAGAAAGAGTTCCGGTTAATCTGACGTCGGCAGGATTGAGTATTACATATTTAGAAGGCACGACTGCTGATGCGTAGGCTTCATTCGACCCGAAGGTTTGAGTAATCTTTTTAAGATCTTGGTCTTTTATCTTTACATCAAATCTATAAATAAAAACATTCCCAGAACGGTAATATTCTCTAAAAAACTTGTCTTGCAAACTCCATAAATTAATTTTTTTAAATAAAGCTTCAAAGAACTTTCTAGATTTTTTGCTGCCGCCCTTGAAGTATATATTATTGACCGAGAACTCCGTCATGAGATCGATTGTGTTTCTAAATACAGCAAAATTATAATAAGCTTTTTGGCACAAGATAACAGCATCTTTTACGTCGATGCTGCTTTTATTTTGATAAGAGCCAGAGGAATATTTAAAAGGAATTAAGCCGTCGTCGATATTTTTATATCTATCTGTTCTTTCTATGGAAGAGGCGGCATTTCTGCGAGAGCGCGTAGTATTATCCGTGGCTGCTTCAGCCATTAACGGCATCGCCTCGTCTAAGCTCTTTTTGCGAGCAGTAGATTTTTTGGCGCTTGTAGTTTTACGGGCTGGCTTTTTAGCTGGTTTTTTGTTATCGGATTTCATTTTAACGTAAATATACGCTATATATTACACAAAGCAAGTAGCGTAAGCTAAAATTTTTTAAAATCCGGTAATTTGAACCCTGCCCCATGAATTTGCGCCCGTGCAGAGATAAAAATGCCCGCTTCCCCAAGCAAATTCGCCAGCGACACCCGGAAAGCTTGACCCCGTTGGTAAATCTGCATATCCTGAGCCTACGATAGCTCCTTCTGCAAAATGACCCGACTTTGCTGTATAAACGGTTCCACCGGAAACGAATATACCTTCGCCGAAATGGCCTGTTTTCGCACCAGAGACATTGTCACTACTGACTTTTAGACTACCTACGGGAACATTGACTTCTCCAGCGTTACTAACAGAAAAATGCTCTGTAAAGGCATTCAAATGAGACAAAGTACCAAAGGCGTGCTTAGGGCTTCCTCCCGTGGAGATAAAATAATTTAAATTGGTTTGATCAAAATTTATTCCATACTCTTTGCCCGCACCGCTTTCATGAAAATATATAGCTGGAGTAGAATTATCGGAACTAGAGTAATCTCCGAAAGAGATTTTTGCAGTAGGCGTTGTTTCTCCAATTCCTAAATTTTCTGTAGAACTATCGTAATAAAGAGTACTTCCTCCCCATTGGTCGCCATTTCTGTATTGAACAGCCTTATTAACGCCAGAGGGGGCCATTCCTGTTCCAGCAGGTCCTGTTGCCCCAGTAGCTCCTTGTTCGCCAGAACTAATGCTTAAAATATACCCAGATAATTCTGGTGTATATAATTGTTTTAATCTGATTCTATTATCTGCCATTTTCCTTGTACCTTACGATAATATTACACCATTAAATCAATACAGGAGAAAAAGTCTCTGTATTTTCATCTTTAAAATCGCTTATGTCATAATAGCATTTGATTGTCCAATTGGCTAACATAAGCGTCGTATAGTTATCTTTTCTGGCTCTATTTGCGCTTGTAGAGCGTTTTAGATGCAGGGGAAGGTCAAACGTCTGAGTCCCCTTTGCAGTGCTTTTAACCTCCACCAGAGCACATTGTTTCTTGGTTTGGTAAATCAAATCATCTTGAGTTTCAAGCAAATCTAAAATGTCGCTACAATTCGTTGCGTTAATATTAACTCTTTGACTTGTAGCTTTATTAAAGGCGTCTCCATTAGCGGTGGTTTTAGATGCAAACCAAATTTTTTTGTGATCTATACAAGCCTGTAAATGTTCGTTAGCTTTTCTTAACCAATTAGACGTAAACACCTGTTTAAAGCAAATTTTATAATCTTTTTTGTTGTATTCTTTCTTGGCTTTTTTTATTTCTTTTTCGTAGTCTAGTCCCTCTTTGTCGCTATCAAAATCTATAAATTTTAAATTAATGTCAGCATCGGTAAATAACTTATTTTCGTTACAGGAATCTATAAACTGATAACCCGCATTATCAATACAGATCATCTCTATGTCAAAATGAGACATAATATAATACAAATAATTAATATGGTCTTTTAAATCTCCTCCAGCCACTGCGTAACTGTGAACCAAGGTTCCGGTCTTGGTTTCGTCATTAATCTCTACTAAAGACATGGCGAAAAAGTCAGAGCTTGGACTATTGGAAAAGGAAGGGTCAATTCCGAGTATGTATTTTTGCCCGGGCTTGCCTTTGATTAAAGTAGTCGGGGTCTCACCGTCTGGAATTGTACATTGATGCATTTTTTTGGCGCTAAAATAACTATCAGAACCATCTGTGAACTGAGCGCAATATTCTCTTTGAAATGAAGAATGAGACGATCCCCCTTCTCGGGCTTCCTCAATTATAGTCGTGTCGATCATTTCTTCGGGCAAGGATTCGAATCCCATTTGCGAAATAAAATAACTTGATTCATCAGTAGGTTTTGCTTCGTAAATTTTGGAGGTCCAGTCTTTATAAGTTTTATAAAGATTTTCAAAAGTATAAGAAGCAGACGACAAAGCTACCATTTTAGAAGAGTTTTCGAATTTGATTCTTTCGCTCTCTTTCATAATTCCTTGTTCTATTAGTTTGTCTTCTTGTTCTCTGATGCTAATTCGTTCTGCCATATCTTGAGGAGCAACCAAGAATGGCATAAGAACAGTTTTGATTGTATCTTCTGGCAGCAATAAAAATTCGTCTAAAAGCAGCACGTTGGCACGGAAACCACGAATCTTTTCCCCGCTTAACGGAACCGCTGTAATGCTACCTCCATTAATAAGCCATTCGTATTGATCGTTTCTTTTCGAAGGTCTAGTTGAAAAAGCTTGCAATAAAAGCTCGCCACCTTTAGAGTTGACTATCTTTTCTAAATTATTAAAAATAAAACGAGCAGTACGGAACGTAGGGCCAGCGATTAATATTTTTGTCCCGGGGTAGAAAATACACTGTAAAAATGCGAATACGGAAGCGATAAAAGTTTTGCCACAGCCACGACCCCATACACACATAGAGAAGTTTTTAGTGAGTAGTCCTCTTAGTGTAATTTCTTGAAAAGGCGCTAATTTGATACCAGATAGAAGCTCGGTTGTAAAACCAAGATTATTTCTTAAAAACTTGGAGAGAGTAATTTTTGCTTCTTTGTCTTCAAGCTCCCCTTTTAAAGCCTTCATTTGCTCATTTATATTTGGAGGCTCAATGATACTTTTTTCTGGATACCACATTAAAGTTTTCCTAAGTCGTAAGCTAATTGAAGATCTATTTTTTTATAAAGACATCCACTAGTAAAGATTTTTTCTATTACTCTTGCAGATTCTTTCCTTCCGTCTGTAAATAAGAACTGAATGCTCGGGTATTCTTGCGATAGGTTGCGCAATCGATGAAAAACAAATTCTGGCGTTGCTTTAACCTTGTTGTAAACTCGAACTCCTCCAGCTTTTCTGATATGGTTAAAGTGAAGAGCATTAACTAGCTTGGCTTCAACAACAACAATTAAATTAGATCCATCTTCTATAGAGCGTTCTATTTCTTTGCAGAAGCGACCATAACCACCGCTTAATGTCCCTATAAGGTCCACTAGGGACTTTCTTTCAATATAGCAGTTGCATGATACCTCTGGACTAGAAAACGCGTAGTCACCGTATTTTAGAGCCTTTAATTCTATTGGTCGGTTGAACTTTAAAGGCCGCTGTTCTCTTGTGTCAACATGAATTGTATATCGATTAGAGTCATCTTCTGATCCCTGAATTACTTCATTGTAATTGGCGTGCTTGGTTTTAAATCCTAGCTCTTCACATAAATCATAATAATCTCCAAAAAGTTCATTATAATATTGAATTGGTGGACTCATAATAGAACGCAACTCTACTTGAGTTGGCGCAAAGATTAAATTTTTTTCTTTTTTTCTTTTGGTTAACAAGTCGACACAATACGCCTTCGCTTTATTTTGAGGTAAACTTTTTAGCCATACTCTTAGGTTAGTACGAGAATTAAAGTCAGCGTTTAAATACTGCTCTTTATTTTTAAATTTTATTATATCGCCGGTATGTTTGTCATATCTGGGGTAATAAGTTTGATAGTATTCGACTATACGCATTTTGTGCGAGCGGAGATGTTTGTGTAAATCTTTTTCCGTCTCGAACTCGGCGTTA